AGTTTACTCGGTGGCGTCCGATTCTTCTTCCGATTCCGCTTCCGCTTCCGCGCGGGCAGTCAACAGTTCAACGCGTCGTTCCATGCGCTCTCGAATCTCGGGCGCGTTGAACCAAAGCTCTACGCCCTTCTTAACTTCTACAATTTCTTCGGGTGTCAAGAACCCCTCATACGCGTCGTCGATAATAGTGTCCATTCGTCGAGACGTGAACTCGGTGTGAGCTTTAACATTACCAACAGTACCAACGGTTCCGTAATTCGCGGTATGAACCATCATTTCCGCCGAATCAAGAACTGCCAGATTGTGGCAATACATTGCAATCATAGATCCGCCGCTATGAGTCTCGCCCATCAATACCCCGGTAACTTCTGCCTGGCAGTGCTTAATGCCTTCGATAATCGCCATGGTGGCATTCAATTGTCCGCCCGGCGTATTGATGTAGAAGCTGAAAGAATCCAGTTCAGAAGCGTTGAACAGTAGAGAGATCAATTCACGATACTCAGATGGTTCTCCAATATCTTCATCCAAGAACACTTCGTATTGATTGGCCTCGACCTTAGTTGCCTTAATGAAATCGTTCTGTCCGCCCAGCAATGGGATAATGTTCAACTTTTCCATGATTTTTCACTTTCGATAAAATAAATGCTGCCCGATGCTCGTAGTAAGACGTAGATTCCACCCGGGGTTAATACTTCGCGAATGGAAGTGAGTAGCCCCTTTGGTGTGGTCATGTTTCTCACCACGATATATTTGCTCTGCCAATTCTCTAATCTCGTCCCAGTTCTCTAAGCGAATCCTGGGTAGGTTGCGCATACAGACCCAAGAAAACTGACACGTCTTCTTGATTTTCTGTGATACCACCTCACATACACTAGAGGGGAACCCAGGAGCTTTGACCCGGTTCATGGTCACATGCCCAACGGCTTCAATGCCACGGGTTCCTTCGCCCCGTGCTTCATAATACATGTTTTTCGCCAAGCAGTCAATAGCTTGATCTTCTGGGTTTGAATTCTCGCTGGTTACGCCGAAAGGCACCAAAAGCAAGGTAGTCAAGATGATAGATCTCATCTTTAGTCTCCTACAGTTTTAGCGTAAACCTTTCTCAAATCAATGAACTTATTGATCCAGTTGTTTCGACGATCTTCAAACACCAAAGGTTCTTCATCATCCACTGACATCAATATAACAAGATTGTTGATGGGTTGACCTGTTCGTTCTTCCCACATGACCGCATATGCCGCGCATTGCATCCAATAGCTCTCGATGTCCTCATGAGACTTCATTCTGCTACTTGTTTTGAAATCGATAATGGAAAGTTTGTCTTTCCACATACCGACACAATCCACCGTTCCCGCCACCTTTAGGTAATTGCTGTAGAGTGGTGTCTCTAATGCAAAGACATCTCCGATTTGATCCACTAAAGGTTTGAACTTCCGCCAATTGTCGTTATACAACATCTTGGCGAGGGGGTTCTTGGGTGGGGTTTGATTTTTGAGTAGGTATTCACACTGTTCGTGAATGTACGTGCCACGAGCCGCAGCACGAGCGGCAATCTTCTTCGCCTCTTCTTCTCCGACTCTGGCACGCCATTCGTCGAGAAACTCATTTTTGATAATTGAGAAGATTGTTGTCACCGAGGGGTAAAGATTGCCCTCGGGGGTTTGATAGCGTCGACCATTTTCGCCGCCGTCTATTCTATTTAGTTTTGGTAGATCTGCTGGGGAGTATAACCGCATTACAGCACACTCATGGCTCGTTCGTAGATTTCAATACGATCTGCAAGACCGTTGTATCCACCATTGACTCGCTTGGTGGTTGTTCGAACATCCCCGGCATATCGGTTCAGATCATTAGCATTCCAGAACCAGCACGCGCTCATGATTGCGTACCTGGGTTCCAGTAACAGATCCGGATAGGCGACTAGACGGTGATCGTCAAAAAGACCCAAAGAACATGCAGTATAGTTATTCTTGCCGGTTATTTGCAAGATGCCTCTGCCGCGATAAAGCCAGCCGTCTTGGCTTTGCTCCGAGCCGTTACCCATGCGGTTAGCATAAACTCGCGAGGCGATTGCTCGGGGTTGTCGAGCATACTTGATTGCCATTGCCTCGGATGGGAAATACTTGCCGAACACATTCCGGAGACCTTGAACAGAGTAGTTTAGGTTCTCGCTCAATATATTGAGATGCGCCGACTCGTGCCCTACTTGGCTCAAGAAGGACGCCACCTGTTCTTTGGTCACGACGCCATATTGAGGCAAGATTTGGTCCAGCTCATATGCCCACGTATCTGGGTCCTTGCAGTTGGGAAGAATTTGCGATAGTTGTTCTGGTGTCATGGTTGTATTTTAGTTAGAGCGAACACTCCGCTGTAAGCTAGGTTGATCTCCTCGTCAACAGCGTACCCGTAAGATTCTAGTTTCTTTATAAATGTGGTGTTTCTGAGAAGCACCTTGTAGAATGCATTGAGCTTAGAATACCCGGCAGTAAACATCAACTTCTGGGCTCGGTGCTCTGCGGCAAATCTAAGTATAACCCACGAGATTTCCCCGAATACCATGGTAGCGTTGCGTGTTGATACTTGGTCAGACATGGTGTAGTTGGTTGGCGATATGTCATCGGCATCTAGATGATCTGGTTTAAGAGACCCAAACGAAACATCAAACCAGCCAGGGCGCAAGCGTCTTTCTATAAGGATCACATATTTGCCCGAACTCGAATTTACTTTGGTGATAAAGGTTCCATCAGAATCAACTTCAAACTGACGATTCTTCCAGTCAGTTCCGTAATTGACCTCGCGCGGCGAAATACCTTCTGAAAGTTCGATGTAGTCCATGAATGTCATCACAGAACCACCATGTTCATATTTCTCCACTAGTGTTTGTTTCGTCATGGGTTGCAAGATTTATATCTAAGAAAGGAATAGCGGCATTCCATTTCATCCAACCACGAATTTTCGGATAAGAATGGAATACCGCTAAATTGGCGCCGGAGCGATTAGTTCGTGGGGAGAATGCCCTTTTGTTCACAAGCCACGATAAAGTCTCGAACCAAAGAACTACGAACGATGTCCGCGCTAGTAAACACCACCTCCTGGTATGCCGCCATTGTCCGCACTACATCTAGGAAGTCCGCCAATCCCGACACATCGTTCTTCTTTTGGAGCAGATCGTTCTGGAATTTGTCGCCGCAGAAGATAATCTTAGATCGAGAACCAACTCTAGTCATAACGGTTGAAAGTTCCTGGAACGTATAATTTTGGCATTCATCGACGATGATGATAGCGTCATCAATCGAGATGCCACGGATTGCGGTGGTTGAAATGAACCTAGCAAACCCCTGCTCCTTGAGTCTAGACCAAGCATCGCTTCGTCCAAACAAAGTATCGCAAACCTCCTTATAGGGCATTTCGTAGATTTCTTGCTTGTCCTCGAGACTACCGGGCAGAAACCCCGCGTCCCGCGTGTTGACGAGCGAGCGAACAACCACAACCTGCTTGAACGGGTTATCTCGGCTGAGCACTTCTTCGATAGCCCGAAACATGGCGAGAAATGTTTTCCCCACACCCGGACTGCCGAGCAATGCGAGACAGTAACCACCACCTCGATAGATCTCAAAGAACTTTTCTTGGTTCGGCGTAAGAGCCGAAAAGGTTTTGAGGTGGTCGAGCTTAATCTTGAGGGCGTTGGAAACCACTGGTTGGTGTTGTACTCTGCGTTCTTCTCCCTCGATGAATGATTCTCTAGTTTGCGACGGTTGCTTTTTACTTGCCATTGGTCTTCCCTATTATAGAATTTTCTTAACCCACTAACCCCATTATGTATTCGAAGAGATTCATGCCGAAGGCACTGATATACAAGAAGATTGAAATGATAGTGAATGCCTTCTGGAGCCCAGACAGCAAAACGCAGTTATCACCGTGCTCAATATTTCGGTAAGCTAGAAAGGCGAACCATACCATCCCGTAGATGAAGGTGACGATGGTGAGATACAGATGCACATAAGGTGGCTCCATCATCCATGGGAACATCGAGCGCATGGCAATTCCGGTACCGATGGCGGCGGCGGGGTGTACTACCCAGAAGATGAACAGATCGAGGATTGTCATCCAGAACCCGTAGCCGGTGTTCACGTATTGGGATTTGGCTTGGGGCTGGTTCTGAGCATTCACCATGTTCGCCGCCAGCTTCGCGGTGATGACGGTTTTCAGTAGATCGTTCATCGGATACTATCGTTCAATGTCTTGCCACCTGGGGTCTTCTCTGCAACTCGCTGCAGGACTTCTTTCCAACCATTATCGTTCTTCCGGATACCCAGTCGAACCGAATCTCCGATGCCCGGCGCGGAAGTCATGGTCTTTTGTAGAGCCGGGTTGTCCGCCAAGAACTGGTCAACGTCGGCAATCTTAACCATGTGCTCTTCCACAACCCCGGTATTGGTGTTGATGAATTCGTAAATAGGCATATTAAACTTTCACAAAAGGGGTCAAGTCTACCGATCGGTATCCCGGTGGCTTCTGCACCTTGCCGTTGGCATCTTTCAAGACGCGTCGCTTACCATCTTCACCCATCGGGAACTTGCTAAGATTGTTGTCGGCAACCGCGTGGCAAGCGCCAACAATGTCTGCGCCCGTTGCGATACCGCCGCCCAGAGCCACCACCGCGATGTCAACAAAGGCATCAACCGCTTCTACTCGGTCAATATTGGTGACACTGCTGTCATATACCCCACTTTTGAACCGGGTCGAGTGAGATTCCAGTGTCGTGTGGAGACCAATCAACTCTGCAGCACCTGCACTAGGAATCGCCGCAATCAACTCTGCCATCTCCTCGAGACATAGTCCGATATACAGTGCCACCTTGCGCGTATCAAACACTTCGTCGGTGCCTGCGATGGAGTTGAACTCTTTAACTTTTGAAACAAAATCTGTCATCTTTTTCCTTATAGACCACGAACCGTCGTGGTTGTCTTCCCATTGTAGCACATCTCCGACTTGCCATCCAAGTTCAAGAGCTTCTTGTGAAATGTCGATGATTGAGTTTCCTTCAGCATCGACTTCTATGTGCTTAATCATACCAATGTGATTTCTGGTGCGAAGTTCTGATGTGTTTCCTCGCCCGGGTATCCTCGAGCGTTGAGCATCACCGTGCATTCCCCGATATCAAGAGTCTTCTTATCATGGGTGTGACCATGAACCCATCTCTTGATACGCGGACGATCCAAGATGAAGTCGTCCAGGTTGTCGTGATACGCAGCGTTGAGCTCCGACCCATGATACTCGGCGCTGCACATAGCAAAGCTGGGCGAGTGGTGGGTGATGACAAAGTAGTCAAGATCAGGGTGTTCCACCATATCAAGTTCAAGAGCAGCTAAGAACTTTTTCTGTTCCGTGACCGAATCCTCAGCCGAGAACTTACCATCTCGAGTGTGGAACTCCACATTGCCCTTTGCGTCGTAGGTTTTAAAACTCACCCGAGTATTCGAGTTTGCGATGACTCGGTAGTCATTCATGTATCGACCCGCACTGAACATCGCCAGTGGGTCTTCGTCATCAAAATTGGTCCACTTGGTCCCGCCGAAGAATCGCATTCCGTTGACAGTCACGCCCTCTTTATCAAGGAGTTTGATGCCACCGTAGCTCGCATGACCGTGAGCCCTGCGCATCACATCAGCGGTCCTGGCGAAGTCCCCGAAGTAGTGTTCATGATTCCCCATGACGCAGAGTACGTGGTCGTAAGACGATGCGACCCTAAGGAAGAAGTCAAGCACCTTCTCGTGAGTCACCGCGCTACAGTCAACGATGTCGCCGGCAAGCACCAAGACTTCTGCTTTGTCGTGGTTGTCGAGAAGAGATGCCGGAAGACCCAGATCCTTTTCGCGGAGGTAATGCTCGAGGTGTAGGTCCGAGCAATAAGAAACTTTCATTATTATCCCCGAGCTTCGATGACGAAGCCTTCTTCTTCGTTGTAAGAGAAAGAAACATGCTCGGTCAAATAATCGACTTCCTCTTCGATGTCTTCATAAGAGTTGAATTCTTCAAGATCAATAACCAGGTCCGAGATTTTTGACCGAGCCGGGTATGACCGACCAAGACGAACGCGATTCAGAATAGCCATAACTGCGATGTACTGGTCTCTGGACATGGTGACCTTGACGTTGCCCAGGTCTGTGATTTTTGCTTTTGCCATTTTGGATGCCTCACGCTTTCATTGGAATGTTTTCAATAGTATCTGCTACCGTCTTATCTAGACGGACTTGAAAGAACCGGGGAAGGAACAAAGACCACGTGCTACCTTCTGCTTTGTTCTTGATGCGCTCGTTGTACCCAATTTCGACGATCTTTCCGATGTATTCGGATGGGTCCTTTTCTCGATCTTTATCAGACAACCCGGTGCCCACGTTGCCTTTGACCAGACCGTCTGCCGATTCGTAAACCAGTGCACCGATCTTGCCCTTATTCTTTCCGGTGCCCTCTTCGACGCCGACCACCAAAACATCGCAGGAAATAATTCCCTTCAACTTGATGTGGTCCTTACGTCGCTTGCCTTCCCAGATGGAACCCTTGTCCTTGACAATTGTGCCTTCTAGACCCCTATCCAACATAGTGCGGAAGTGAGCAACAGCTTCTTCTTCCGAGTTAACCATTTGAGTTTCAACAATACTGACGTTCTTTCCGGCACCCGTAAGCGCATTGCACAGGTCACGATACCGATCAGAGTATGGTGTGGTATGCTTACCGGCTTGCCACTTCGCAAGAGGAATCATGTCAAACACCACGCAGTGCAGGCCTTGCGCTTGCTCAACCGGGATGGTTCCCTTCACCGCACGATTCACAATGCCGTTACCCGCCTTGCGCTCCATGAAGTTGCCCGTCCCGTCGGTCATCATGAGCTCACCATCAAACACGAATCCAGGGAACTCGCCCATCCAATCAAAGACTCCGTGGGTGGTGATTTCTCGACCGCTTGAACTCAGTGCAGTTACCTTGCCCGTTTTATCAACTACGATTGCAAGACGAGCGCCATCGAGTTTCAGCTGACTGAAAGCAGGCCAAGAGAAGCGATCAAACGATCCTTCGTCGTGCGGGGACGCCTTCATCACAGGGAATTCAAACACCAAACCCTTCCAGGTCTTGTTCACCGTACTGTCCGCCACCCCACACTTCGGGTCCTTCTCGATGATGCGAGAGATCACTTCGGCATCGTCATCTTCAAGTCGCCCCAGCAAAAAGGAAAGGTGACCGATGGCAGCATTGCCAGTTAGTTCGCGAGAGATCAAGACCCCCAGATCATCCATAGCCTGCGAGAGGTGATACTTTGGCAGAGGATCGCGGACGTAGCTAGGGATCTTCTTGATGCCGAACGTGACCATAGGGCCAAGAGCGAGATAGAAGAACCGCTTCAGTACTTCGTTATTACGGTTGGCTTCCAAGATATCCAGCTTATCAAGGCGACCGCCCTGATGAGCCAACTGTTCCAAGATTTGTAGCACGCTCATGCAATTTTCCCTTCCACTACTTCGGTTGCAATGAACCATGCTCGCTTTTCGGAGAACGCGAAGGTCCACAGCACACCATCAACATAAAGAGCAAAGAGTTGCTGGGCTTCATCCCATTCTACTTTGCAGCGATTAAGGACTTCACGAACCATATCGGTAAACATCATATAATTTCCTTTGTGTTTGAATTATAACACGGTTGTGAATAAATTTCAACCCGAGAGCTGGGAGCACTTAGGGTTAATGTCTGCAACCGTTATTCGGCGCTGATCTGCACGATCTTCTTACCTGCGAGTGCGGAATCCTTCCACCGGGGACCCGAGTAGTCAAACACATAGGAGCAGTCAATATCCACAGGACTGTAGGTCATGTAGGTGGCATAGCCGCTGATGACTTCCTCGCCACACTCAACTTCTGCATCTTGCGGAAGAGTCTTGAGCCATTCAATCATTTGTGCTACTGTAGTCATTTTTGCTCCTTACTATGTGTTTATTATAACACCATCTTGAATAAATTTCAAAGGAAGAAAGACCATAAACCCATCATGGTTGACGTCTCACAGGGGTCAAACTTTGGAGATTACGAGCCCACGTGCGTAACACCGCATCCGCCGGATCTCGCGCATCTGGAGGTCATATAAATCAAGCACTTAGGTGCTTCAGTCCGCATACAGATGCGGTTTCTGAGAAATCCTAAAAGCAATGCGTTCTCGGATTATGGAGTCATCGGCTTCTGAAGATTGCCAATCGTTATAGAACTCTGCTGGGAGATTATCAAATGCGGTTACTCTGGATTTATCTGGAGAATAACCACGGCGACGCATTTCTTCGCACAGTGCGTTGAACCGACGAATCAAGAACGATTGCTTGTCGTAGAAAAACTTTACGTGACCTGCATTGAGTGTGAACCGAGAAGGCACAGACCGCAATACTTCTTCTCGAGATTTGGTTCTGAGAGATCTACGCAAAGATGCGGGGACCATGGTAATCTCACGGAGTTCCGCTATCAGATGCGCACGTTTCAGTTCTTTTGGGTCTATATCAGAGTTTATCCGAGTCATTAGATTCCTCGACAATCGCTTGCAAATTCTTGGCCATAAGGTGGATGGCTTCTATTAGGGTTGGCAGTTCTTCCAAATCAAATCGCAATATGCCACCGGGACCGAAATCGCTTTCGTGTTGTCTGATTATTAGAAACCCACCCGCAGCTTCGTCCTCGATGCCAATCTCCGTTACCGAGTCACCGAAGATAGGATTATCCCCCTCTCGGTAAAGATTATACTTGGTGGGACGGATTTTATATTGCATATCGTATTCCTGAGAATGTTAACCGAACTAAACAAAGGTGGTGAAATGTATAGAATACTTTACGTTTCTTAGGTGAGTTTGAAAGCAATGCGGCACTCGCGAACTAATTCAGACATGACCATTTCGCACTCCTCATCATCTTTTTGAATGTAGATGATCTCATTCTCTTCTGGCTCTGAGATTGGTCTAGCATACGCAATGATCGTACCGCCGAGTTCTTCTAAAGAAACTTCGACTTTATTTCGCCGAATAAAGTCCGAATCTTGCGGGTCGATGTTAACAATGGTAATTGGTCTAGAGCCGCGTTGGTCGTAAAAGTGTGCAGTAATGGTCATTATCGAACGATTTCGTAGAGTTTCTTTTTGTTGTCAATGTAAACATAACTCCCCCTGCTCAAGTCAATCCATTTATTGATGGTTGGGGGCTTGTCGCCCTTATGCACTCGGGGAAGTTCCTTGAGGAGGACAATGTCATCATCCTCATATTCCACCGCGTAAGGGAACACCCAATTAATACCGGAGTCCGCGTAAATCTTCATTGCCGCCGCCGTTTGTTTATCTTACATGAATTATAACACTCCTTCGAATAAATTTCAATCGTAAGAAACCCAGCGCGAGGCTGGGTCTTTCATCAGATCGAGTTCAGGAGCTGGTAGAACCTGGTGCCCTTGAAGAACTGTTCGTAGTTGTCATCGTGTTGTTTGCGAACTACCGTCATATCATATGAGTTCATCTTGTAACGGATCATCATCGCGAGGAACTCGACTGTCTTCGGATTGGTCTCCGCATCATACGTATCAGCCACATTGGCGGGATATCGTGATGGGCCTGCGAAAGCCATCTCTCGATACGACAAGCGATCGGGAACCAACACATCACAACCACAACGCAGAGCTTCGATGCCCATGCTGATACCAAGAGTCTCTTGCAAAGAAGCAGAAAAAGCTAACTTGGACCGATACAGCAGGTTGTGGTAGTCGTCCTTCGTCTTGCATACATCCATGGCAACCACAAACTCATACTCCGGGCAAGCTTCTTTAAGAGCCAAGAACAAACCTAGATTCTTCTCTGGTGACTTGCGATGCGGGAACACCACAACGTTCTGCTTGACGGGTGCGTCTGGGATATCCCAGTACGGGGTCAAGATCTCGTCATAGTATTCCATCGGGAACCCGGTGACGTGATTTTTGGGATTGGCACCAAAGCTGCTCTCATACAGGCTCTTGGAGAACTTGGTTGCGAAGATCTTGTGATCATACAGATCTTCGAAACTCCACTCAACACTACGAGACCATTCCTTGTTCTTGAACTTCTGCCCAAGCAAGTCGGCAGGATCCCAAGCACCCGCATGGCAGATACCCACGATCTTGACATCGATATCAAGCAAGTCAGCCATATACCGAACATTGTTCGCAGTGGGGTTCCAGTAGTCGGTGAACAAGAACACATCACCGTCCTTGACCTTCCCCGCACTAAAGCACTCGGCGATGGTTTTTGCTTGATCGGACTTGTATGCCATTGTGTCGGCAAAGTTGAAGAAAGCTCCCGGCGTGTTGCTTGACTTTGCTGGCAACGTGCCCTCAATAGAAAGGACGCGGTATCCCGGGCAGTTATTCTCAATTTGCCCATGAAGATACTCGTACCAATGTTTCGTATAACGAGTCTCTATGGGTTCGATGGGAACCAACCACAAATTTTTCATCAGATTCTCCCGTCGTGTTTATATGGTAACAGTGGTTATGATCGTTGTCAAATATTCAAAAGATATAAATAGAAGTGAGCCTCGCGGAATTGTCGTTCCCAGGCTCTCTAGACATTTATATAAAGGAAACACAATGCCCAGCATAGATACTTATACACCATTCATTTGCGTATACTGCGGCGCCGCAGCTAAATTCATAAGCATAAACGAGAAAAAGCCCAGGTGCGATAAATCTGTGTCTAGATGCCCAGCAATAATCAAAAAAAGCTAACGACTCAAGAGACAAAAACTGGGAGTCTACAGAAGCAAA